GGATCGTTTGGTGCAATCTTGTCAATGTCACTTATCGGGAAATTGAACTTGGTTTCCAGTAAAATGATCTCATTGATTTTCATGGATTATCCCTGAACCCATACTAATGGCTGAGAATAGTCTTGATACTTACGAAGATCATCGAGTAGTCGCTCCATGTCTGCCTTGGATTCTGCTTTCATTGCAGTACCATTTAAAGTTGTACCACCACCTGGACCGGCAATGGTACTAAACTTTTCACGCGCTTCTCCGATGATGCCTTTGAGAACAGCAAGACACATATCACCTATCCATACTCCAGCGCCAGGGTCCTGAATCAATTCAACTTCTGGACGCTGAACATCGGCCCAAATAAGAATGCGTTCACCAGTTCCTTTGAAGTCACGCACAATCTTCAACAACTTTGTGACAGGATTGAATGTGTAAGTGAGATACCCACCAAACATTCTGGCGGCCAACTCTACATAGCCAGCATAGAAGTCATATGTTGCTAGTCCACCTGCGGAGTTATAATTCAGCAGGTATGTATTTAGAACCGCTGATGAAAATGGATCAAATGCAGTTGAACTTGGGCCTGTTTCCATGCCAATAGTTCTTCTGTACAAACATCTTACATTGATGAACTCGGATGGCAGTGTATATTCGTACCGATTTTTTTGGACTGTAAAGAGTACATAGGACTCGGTGTTTGCATTTTGAGCGCGTTGACGATACAATTTTATAGTATAGTTGTATGCGCTCTCGTAATGCTCTGGATCTAATTCCAGGTCGATGATTCCCTGACCTAGTCTGAATGACAAGTTATCAAACATAGCCTGTTTTAATTGCTGAAGATCGAGATTAGTTGGCGTACTTAAAATATTTGCTACCATGGTTGTCCCCTGACAGTCTTATTTATCAGGGGACAACTAATCTTTAAGTAATAACTATTTCTTCAACTCAAAAATCAAAAAGAGATCCTTTAGTGGATGCTCCCAGGGGTTCTTTACTCCGTATGCAATATGGTGAAATCGGGTATCCATATCGATGTAGTCTTTGCCCTTTACACATTGATCACCTGAAATGCTAGTCAACTCCGTGCCATCAGGCAATTGATCAAATTCTTCTTTAGTGAACAGAAATAGAGAGCCTTCCCACGTATACATGTTACAAATCGCCTTCTTTGCGATTATCGCTATAATGAACATCGAAGACACCGCCTGGATAACGGGCTTCTAACTTCTTCACATTCTCTGCAATGACTTCATTTGGATCAAGCCGCAATGCATAACATGCAAGTACCCAATACCAAATTACATCCCCCAATTCCCGCTTGAGATGGAAATGATTTTCATCATTGATTGGCTTGCCCTGAAAGAGAGCCTTCTTAACAATTTCGTTAAACTCACCAGTTTCAGATGAAAGCCCAAATGAGGCCGCTATGAGAGCAGAAATATTAATATTAGGTGTCTCTTGAAACTGCAACAACTTTAACTGATCCTCAAGCAAAATGAGGTTAAGAGTTTGCTTACTTGCAAGTGCAGTAACAAACTGTTGATACTTTTGTAGGTCTACTTGTGTCATGCTGACATGTCCTTAAACATTTCTTTTCTACCTGCTTCGCCCAGCGTGGCGTCGAAAATCTCTTTCGTGCGCTGAAGCATGGCACAAGCCAGCATCAACTGATCCTCACGGGTCTCTAGACGAACAATGGATTCATCGATGATGACCATGATGGTTTCCATGCGACTTTGAATCATACTCATGTTAAAATGCCTTCAAAATTATTAGATCAGAACTGAAACGACCCTTGGGACACACTGCCACCGACTTGATATCACCAAAGAACTTACGAGCAGCAGGCTTGCTACCAGTCAACTGTTTAAGTTGGTCAGCTGGCTTACGCAGGGTCTTGATCTCGCTCTGGTTCTTGTCAAAGCCAATGACTGTGTTGCCTTTGATGCTAAGTACTTTGCTGTAGCCATCGGCCACATAGTGGTGCATTTTGCGCTTCTTGGTATCGTAGACCCAGGCCTCAGCAGCACCGTGTAACTTCGAAGGATGCAGTCCGATCAGGTCCAACTTCTGGGCATCGTCCTTGAACGCCTTGCAATACTTCAACTTTGAAACAATCTTCTCGACTGGAACCGGCTTACGGACGCGAACCTTCTTGGTGGACTGTTTGAAGGAAACATAGTTGTTTATTTCAGCCAGAACCTGTTCAGCAAACTTGAGTTTATTCTTCATTTGAGACTTGGAGTAAGACGCATAGCCTTCATTGATTTGATCGTCTTTGCCTGCCAGCACCGCCTCATACTCGTCCCGAATACGCTCCCAACGCCGGATGAGCGAGGAAAGATGTTGCGGAAGAATGTTGCGAGACTTGAATTCTTCGATGACTTTCTGGTCAAGGTCGAAATTCTTGGTGCAGCCTTCAATCAGGAACTTGTCAAACATGCCCTCGACTTCGGCAGCGGCTTCGCTGGCGCGTTCACGCATGATTTCTTGGATGTTCATACGATTTACAGCGGTGTCTTCAGTCGCAGTTTCTTCTGCGATGGTGCTTTTGGCGTAATCCACCAACTTTGTTACTGCTTCGTTAATGAATTCCAACTGCCGCTGATCCAGAACAAGGCCGCGAGTAGCAGTACGAGCCATCCAACCTGCAGTGGGCAGCATCTTGTTGTCCGGAACCTTGCTGATCAACTTGGCATTGACAGCCGACTTGGTATCTTCCAGATAGCGTACCAGAAACTCTTTGGCTTCCTTGTTGGTGTAGAAGTGAGAATACCAATTGTAGGCTTTGATCAGGGCGAACTTACGGCCGTCGTCCGACGGTTGACTATCAGAGAAGTTGGGTTCCGATCCCAGATATACGAAGTCCATGTCTTTGGGAATAAGGTCCTTGACTGTCTTGTTGCTGGTAGCAGCAATCTCGCCCGAGCGAAATGTCTTCTTGGGACGACCGGACTTTGCTTTACGAGCCATACACTGTTCTCCTGTTGATCTTGATTCTACTTATATAGTATACAGAGAATCCCAGACTAATGCAAGTCTTTTATCCGAAATCTTGGCTAATTTTATTGCTTTTTTAGGGCATTTAACGCAAGTTATACAGTTCTGCCACAATACGATTGTAAACCCTGGCCTTGGACTTGTAATACTCGTAATCGTTGTCCCCCGGGCGGAAGTTAAGCCATTGATTCATAGACAAAAATTCAATGATATCTTTCTTAAGACTTTCATCACTGTAGAACGCCTTGAAACCGCCCAGATTGTAATGGGCGATAAACCCCGAGCAAAGATAGAGGAAATTGTAACCGGTTTTGTTAAGGTTTTCAATGTCCTTGACGGCCTTAATGACATTGTTAACGATTAGGGTTTCCTGGCGTTCAGTGAGCGGAGCAAGAGTCATTTTAACTTCTCCCTTTAAGTCGTCACATCTTATGAATCACATTTTAGCAAAATGGGTACCCAAAGTCAAGCAAATTCGACAAGAGTTACTGACCCACCCATGGTTTCGACCTTATTGCTGAAATCTTCTAGCATGGCCAGAATCCTGGCGGAATCTCCCCCAGCCAGACCCATGCCGATATAAGGGAACCCAAAGCGTACCTTACCGAAAGTTAACAACAACTTTTTCAAGATCAGATAGAAACTTTCGTATTCAAAATGATCGACGCCGTGCGGCGAATAATGAAGTTGGGTGTATGCATTAATGATGACGAACGGATACTTGTCATTGAATTCGGTTGCATAACTAAAGTTACCCAGTTTGGCCACAGGATCACGCCATTGTGCAGTTGCGAGACAATCGGCTTCATATGCGGTGGGATAACGGTTTCGGATTTCCAATGCGATGCCCGATCCCATGGTGTTCTGACAGTTGCACCCGTGTACAATGATGTCAAAATCTCCGGATTCAGCAAGAGTGATCAGATTGCCTTTAACTTTGATCATTGGCCTAAAGTCCTCGATTGTGTATGCGCGTGTGTACTACAAATATGAAAGTACACGGATTCGAGTCCAATGTCAAGCAGAATCGATAAATAAAGATATAAGTTGGAGAATTACCATTCCTAGGCTCAGTTTATACCGTCCAAACAAACAGAACGACTACAGGTTTCTTGACCGAACCATAGCGGAAGAGTTTACTGTGGGCGGAACTGATCTGTATATTCACAAGTATTTGGGTCCAAACTCTGGTTCTCCATCGATTGATTTTACCCAACCTCAGTATGATATCTTATCTCCAACCAATATTCAGGATTTGTTA